AAATCCTGTTTCATCTGACGTTAAAGGGTTGCCGCTGCCAACCTGTTCTTGCAATGCAAACAGTTGTGCTCTAGCTGCTGAACCATCGCTATTTAAACTGGTTTCGGCAACTGTTGTATTGGCCTTACTGGTTAGCGACTCAAGATAGGTGGCGAATCTTTGAGTGGGTCTGCCGTCCTTGGTTAAAAATTCATCGCGTCTAGGCGGTATTAACTCGGCCATTATTCGCTACCCGCTTCTATATCTGCCTCAAGCTTGATAATAACAGACTTGACAGGCTCGGAGGTTTTAAAGCGTAGTATTCTGTTTTTAGGTATCCGGCCCTGCCTGCGCCACGTTGGTACAGAAGTGTACTCGCCTATCTTTCCATAAGATCGCCAGAACTCACTTGAGAAGTTGCGCCCGCCATCGTCTGAGTAATCCATTCTTATCTGTGGGTCTGAACCTTGGCCAGTCGTTAAGCCTACGCCCGACTCCATAGTCAATTGAAGCTCGCCCGCGAATATTGGCAGACCAGTAACTGAGAACGGTTGACTGGTGCGCTCTTGTATCATTACATCGCCGTATTCAGTGTAATTGTCTTTGTCTAAGAATCCGATATTACCGCCTTGCGAATCACCGACAAGTAACTTGCCATAAGCCGAAACAATAGAGTTAACCCGCCAGCTATTATCGGTTACGCCTGACTGTCTCTCATGCCAAGTCGATTCCCCAGCTAAAGCCGAAGTAGTGGCATCATAAACAAAGGTTTTACAGGGAATTCTTGTCGATTCAAACGTGAAGCCAGCAAAGAAGTTTCCACCGCTTGCATAAGTCCAAGAGAAAGCATTGCTAATTTCATCCGCTGTAAATTCTTGGATAGCGTTATCAATGGCAGACGTTGACACCTTAACAGCTGAAGATGACCCCGTTACTTTCCAAATAGCCGACCGTTCGTTAAGCCCGCCACCTATGAATAGGAACGTGTTATCGAACTCAACAAGGCTTGATGGAGCATGAACACCCTTCTGAATGTTAGCGCCTTCTATTCTCTGAAATGGAAAGCCTGATCCGCCTATGTTTTGGAATAGCTCGATAGTCTCAGAACCACAAACAAACAGCTCATTATGGTTAACGTGCAGAGCCACAATTCTATCGGGGTCTACGTTAGCCGCGCCAACGTCTAAACCGTCATATTGGAAAGGGTTGTTTAAATTAGAGTTAAAAAATACATCGCCCGCAGTTTCTGAAAATACAAAATAGCCATCTTTATAAACTACGCTATCCGAAAACCTATACCCTGGGTCTGTAATTTCGGCCAGTGTGCCATCTGCATTGTTATATGCATAACCCTTACCGCCTGGAACAACTATTACAAGATATTGCCCGTTGTTTGCCATAGACACACGACCAGTACCCTCTATGGTTCCTCGGCTTGTAGCCACGCCCGCAGAATTGACAGAATATAAAGTATTGCCATTAACAAAGTATGGAACCTCTTTCATTTCTTGAGCGCCACGGTTAACGCCTGTCACTGTAGAAAATAGCGTTAAGCCTGGAGTATCAAACAATGCGCGGTTATTTAATGCCGCTGCTTGAGGTATAACGGGAATCCAATTAATACAGCGTTGAGCTGATAGGGGTAGGGAGTCGCTAGTATAGAATCCGTTAGCAATCTCAAGGGCTTGTCTGGCCATTAAAAGTGCTCCTCACTGTTCTCAGGAAAGAAACGCCTATCTGTTATGAAGTCGCCGCACTCATTACCGGCACCAAGAGGCAAGGTAGAGGGATATTCCACGCCATCAAGGTTAATAGTAGCGGTCAATAGTTCGCGCTTGGTTAAATCAGATTCAGCCAATAGGACTGGCTGTGGTGGCTTGGAATACTCAGGCCCAATAGCTACAGCAAGATTCGCCTTAATAGCTGCGTGAGCGTATCTAGGCACTCTCAATTCATCGTCTTTATCAGCAACAGGCTCAAAACCTAAGCGGATACCGGAAAACTCCCAAGAGGCCAGCATGTCGTTAAGCTGGTCTAGACCGTCTTGGATTTCCGAGGCTTCAAGACTTGTCTCAGCCGTCTTAATTCCGGCTTTAGAGAAAGCCCTAATGATAAAACTTTCAGCCGTTGCCATAACTATTCCTGCGCTGCTTTGATTTCTTTGACCATTGTATTCTTAGTTTTCTTATTATCCAAGGTTAACCCAAGGTGTCGCGCTGCATGGTCTTTTACTTCCTGCTTAGTCATCTTCTCAAGGTTTAATTGTTCGTTGAGCGAATCCCTGACACCTTCCACAGCGTCTTTAGCCTGTTGAGCTTTGGCAATCTCTGCCTCGTCACCCGCAGCAATCTTGGCAAGGTCTAAACCTACTAGGGTTAAGTCCATAAACTCTGCCGGACTATCTGCCCACCCTTCGGCCTCCATGCGCTCGAATTCTGAGTCGTTTATTATTTTAGGCTCTTTGGTTTTATGATAAACCCATCGCTTGAATTCTTTAGTCACTTTCAATTACTCCCGTACAATAAAAAAGGGGCCTAAGCCCCCTTGAGTATAACTGATTTTACTAACCAGTAACCCTAACAGCAAAATCCGGATTCTGAGCTTTAACACCATAAAGGATATCAAAGCGGAATACAGTCTTATCGTTTGTTACATCGTACTGACGTACCGCACGAATAGAGATTCCCTTAAAGCTTTCACGGGCAGCGGTAGCGCCGTCAACAGGTAAATCCAAAGGAGCCATTGCCAGTGTAATAGCGTTCTTGTGGAAACCCATATTTTGAGGATAGCTAGCGCCACCAGTACCAGTTTTAACGGTAATTGCTGCATCATCAGCAGGAGCTGCGGTTACAGTCTGGTAAGGGCCAGAGGTAATCATTGGCGGGCTGATAGTCAAAGTAGCGGGGCCAGTAGTTGAACCAGAAGCTACGGTACTAACAACAGTGAAGGTTTGAAGGTCGCCAGTAGATACACGAGTACGGCGGTTTACAGACTCAACGCCAGCGATTGTAATAACATCGCCAGCTTCAAGAATTCCGGCAGTGTCGTTAGTCCAGCCATCAGTAACCAGACTCTGTGTCCATGCGTCACCAGAAGCGGCATATGTTACATTCTGAGCCGCGCCGTCAACTAAAGGAGTACCAGTAGCTACACCAACGGTATGAGTTGCTAGCGAGTTAGATTCAAAAATATTGAATCGACCATAACGGCCTACGCTTGCCTCTTCGATTGCTTTGCGGGCAATAGACTCAGGGAATACAGATTTAAGGCCATCAGCCAAAGCAACGGCGGCATTTGCATTAACAAACAAGCTGCGATCACTCATAGGTGCGCCAAGCTTGCTTAATACTGCACCAGCACTAGCAACACTTAGGAAAGTTGTTGGGGTAGTGCCTGGAGTACCTGAAAAGTTACCAATGTTTGTATAAACAGCGGCAAGATCAGTTTCTACTTTCTGCGCTAGTTCTTCCATTGCTGGACGAATAAAGCGCTCGGTCATGTCTTCAACGCTTAAAGTCATATCTTGAGAAGTGATCTCAAAATGTACTTTTTGACGTTGATCAAGGGTGACAGTAGCTGCGCGTTCTTCGATATCAGTAGCTGAACCAAGTGTTGCACCACTGGAAGCTTCAAACATCACAGGACGGCGTACTTGAATAGACGCGCCCACTTTCTGGAACTGGGAGTCTAACTGTCGGTCAACCATTTGACCCATGACTAAAGAGTTTAAAAACTCCTTAACCGCTATTTTCGTCACAAGGGACGTATTCTTAAAATTGTTAGCCATTCTAAATCCTTAGTAAAAAATTAACCTACAAATTGTAAAGTTCTTCCATAGACATTTCACCAATATCTTTAGATATGGCTCCACCACTTGAAAGACTCTCAATTGGTGCAGGGGCTGCACTGGTTTTAATTTGTGGTGCTGCTTTTTTTAGTTGAGCTTTAAGCTCTCCTAATTTCATCGCTGCGGCCATCGGTGAAGCGTTTGCGATCTCATAGGCTAAGTCCAATCGCTGACCAAGTGCATAAGCAATATCGGCCCCGTTATCAGCTCCCATGATTGCGCCCAATGTATCAGAGTTAAACTCTGGCAACTGGCTAACAACTTCTTGATAGTCTGCATTGATCGCAGTTTTAGCGGCTACCTGCTCATTAAATGAATTGGCAACCTCTTTTTGTACTGCCTGCTGTTTAGCTGCAATTTCTTGCTGCTGCATAGCTGCGGCCTTTTGCGTAACTACTTGATTAACCTGATATTCGATAGAAGCAGCTTGAAACTTACTTTCATCATAATCAAAATCCTCAAGCGTTGGCGCTTTGACTTCAGGCGCTACGTTTTGAGCCGCTTTCAACTTGTCGAGTTCTGCTTGTAAAGCGTCAGCCCGGCGTTGTTGCGCGTACTTTTCGCCCGTTATCTTGTTGATTCTCTTTTCAGCGCCCGTAGGCTCTGCAGGAGTCTCAACTGGTTGAGGTGCTGATTCCTCCGGTGTATTCAATTCAGCCTCGACTGGCTCCTGTTCCGGCGCAGGGTCAAGTGGTGGCATGTTATCGTCTACTAGTGCAGCATCTGTCATTTTGTAGCCTCATTTACTGAGTATTTAGCCGCGATAAAGGTCGCGTACCTTGTTGCAAATTATATATTCATAAAATTTATAGTGCAAATAGGCGGCGCTTATAGTATGCCGCCCTGTTGCTGCTGTTGAGCTTGGGCAACTATATCGGCGGCCTGCTCACTGTTTGGCCCTTGGTCTATCTCTTGTTGAGACTCGCCAATAATATCCTGCTGCTTGATTCTCATTGCGTGATCATCTTGCGACAAAGGTATACCGCTCTCCTGCTGCATAGCGAAGTTCTTAAGCATTCTTTGCATAGCTTCAATTTGCTGCAAGTTGGTATCTGCAAGAGTCTTGGCTGTCTTAGCGTCCCGCTCCTCAATCTTAGAAATAATATCCTCGGTCTGCATCTGAACATTTTCAAGCAGTGCTTGCTGGCTAGGGTCTGGCTGCTGTGGCTGATTTAATCCAAGCTCCTCGACTTCTTCCTCAGTAGGCTTGGCAATGCCTTGGTCAATCATTCTCGCTCTAATGCGTTTGGTTAGTTCTTCACCTTCTAAAATATCAAGGCTCTTGGCTAATAAATCGCCGCCTAACTCTGCGAATAATGGATTGCTGGCAGATAGCTCAATTAGCTGATCTGCTGATTCCATGCGTTGAGTTGCGTATGCTGGGCCAGTATCAACAACAACATCGTACTTACCGCGTGACAGGTCGTTAACAATCTCCCGCTTACCTGTCTGTTCATCGGTAATAGTCTGATTGAACATAGCAAGGGAGTTCTCACTAATACCCTGATTAAGCGTTACTTGTTCGCTGGTGCCGTCAATATTCAACACCCTTACAACGCGCTCGGTATCGTAAATCTTAGGTATCAGGTCTACTAGAATTTCCCCAGTGTACTCAATGGACTTGTTCAGGTTGTCGGTATAAACGAAAGAACCACGATCACCCATCTTCTGTTGAGCAATGATAGCCTTACCACTTTTAAGCTCTGGGCTATTCCCCAATGATGCAGGCTCAACTCCTGTGGTTGAGTAGATATCGATAGCGGCCTGCTGTTCTTGCTGGATTAGTGCAGATTGTACTGCGGGCGCCCCGGTTCTCTGTGGTGCTCCTGGGTTGTTTGGGTCTGCGTTATACAGCATGAAAGGGTCGTTTCTTGTGTTAAACGATTTCAACCTAGATTCATGCCCTTTAGCCTGTTCTGGCGTTAACCATATTGGGTCTTTAGGTGATAGGGCCGCCGCTTCAATAGCTGCTGATTTCGTGTAGTTGTATATTCTTTGTGCATCTTTAGCAGGGCGAACTAGGCCGTGAACGTACTCTTTGCCCTCGATCTTAGTTACTTTGCCGTATGCAGGAATCAGCGGTATGTACTTGCCCGCCCATTCATGTGGCCCGCTCAATAACTCAGAGCCGGATAACTTATACATCACTACCTTGTGACTTTTTACCTTGCGCTCTTGCTTTAGAGTAATGCCCTGGGCTGCTAGTTCATCCATAACGCCGCTTTCGTCCTCGAGGTCAATCACCCGACCATCAGACATTAAGCCAATGTTGCGAATAATGGGAACTTTTACCCAGTACTCAGCCACTCGCACCATGTCATTTACAAACCATGACGAACAAAGAGAGCTATTCATCTGCTCTTGATCAAACGATACGATCTGAGCGCCAGGGAACTTGGCTTCAAAGTCACTTTGCGGCATTAGGGTGGTAAGGAATGCAAACTGTGCATCGCGCTTATCATAAGCCTTGGCCGCAGGGTCAAAAAATAGGGAAGTTGCCGCAGAATCTACGGGATGGATCCTAATATCCTGCTCGAAGGCATCATCGTCTGAAAACTCTGTTAATACTCGCCATCCACCGAAGCCGCCAGTCGATAGTTCATCAAATGCACAATCATAAGCGTTCTCTGCTTTAGATAGCCCTTCAATATTACGAATTAGGCCGTTGTATATCTTGGCTGTGTCTTGATCTGCACCACCAGAAACGGGGCGTACCTTAATATCCGTCCGGTTCTGTCGTCTGTCACCCGCTAACTGAGCCAGTGCGCCTGCAATCCGGTTGATTGTAAACCTTGGGCGGTCTTGCCTTTTGCTTATTGCGTTTTCATCCCACTGACCATCTGGGGTATGGGCAAACTTAGCATCCTCAACGGCTAGCTTTCGTTGATCACGCTCCCTTGTCATTATGGCCTCGAATCGCTCTAGGCCGTCCTTGTGTATTTGTTCGCGCTTTGCCTGCTTGCTTGCCATATCAGAATTCCGAGTCAAAAGTAAGGGTGATTGGTTCAATAATAACAGGCTCCCGCATTAACATCATCACGGAGTCACCCAGGTTAGGGGAGGCCACTTTAAAACGGCTTTTCATTACTTCTTTAGTGTATAGCTCGATCAATCCATTTGCGTTTGGCTTAACAGGCATTCGGCACAATTCCGCTCTTAGCTTAGTTAATAGCTCAATGGATGAATCAAAGCTTATCATTGTATCAGGGTCTTTATATTCATTATGGACTACTGCCCTATAGGTTGTATAAATCCTGTCTCTAAGCGCCTGGTAGTACTGGGCCCGCTTATTCTTAAATACTTGGTCATTGGTCTTTTGCTGGTCAACTTCTTTTTTGGCCACTGGGTTATATACGTCCTTTGGCCTATCCACTGAAGTAGAGCCTTTAAACATCGTGATAACTGTCTGCTTGTGGTTGAATGCCTCAGAAATTTGCCGACTTAAACCAACACCCATGCCGTCACAGTCCCAAGTATAGTGATCAACATTGTGCTCTATGGCCTTACCTGTTGCCCAGTCTCCGCCCTCGTTAATATCGCCGTCAGTCTTTTCTAATACATGAGTAATAACCGACCCATGCCTTATAGCTAAACCTTTACTGTCTGGCCCTGTGTCAGACGGGTCATGTGCAGCCATTACCGAACCGCGACCAGCAAAACCTAGTTTCTTATGTGCATCTATACAGGCATCGAACCACTCAGCCATGATAAGTGCATTATCAATTGAGTCATTAAACTTACCTTCCCAAATGTGGTCGTATAGCGCCCTTGGTAAGTTCTCATAATCCCAGCATCGTTCTTGATCAAGTGACTCAGGGAACCAAGGATTATCCCGCCAATTGATCATAATGACCAAGTGAAGGTCGTCCTCATATATTCCGTCTCTATCCAAGTGATTAACGAACGGGGCAATGAATCGCTTGCTGAATGGGTCTTCTGAAGATGAAGGGTTAGCAGTAAAGATAATTCGCCCGCCTTCTTCCCGCATAGTAGGGGTCAATAGCTTTAGGCTGTTCTCAGAAGTGGCTTGCGCTTCTTCCACCCAAAAATCTAAAAAGCCGTCCATTGATTTAACGCTGTCTGGATTCCTTGCCAATCCTCTAAACTTAGCCTCGCCGCCTGCATTGTTTCTGATAGAAGTATTGGTCTTTTTAAACCCTTCATACCCTGCGGCATTGATCTGGTTATATAGAAGTGAATAGACTGAATCTTCAATAGAGTTCTGGAATTCACGAAAACAGGCCAGTTTTACACCTTCATCATTCATGCGGCTGGATTCAATAGCGCCTAAGCTCTGTGACTTACCAGAACCACGACCGCCGACAATAACAATGAAGCGTTTGGGTCTTAATAGGATAGGCTCAAGCTTTACCGGAACACTAAACAAAGGCTCTTTGTCAACTTCAACAAAGCCAGAACCTGTGGACTGTATAACCCTTAACAATCCCTTATCAGGACACACCACACCAATAGGAGTCTTGACCCTTGTACCTTGCGCTACTGATAACACCGCCTCAAGTGAATCAACCATTTTCATTAAAGGTCTAGCCATTAGATTCTAGAGCCCTTTCCAACGCGTCAATCCTAAGCTTTAAGTCGGTGCTTTCTTCAATAAGTACCGCGTCTTTAATGATACCAATAACAACTTGCCCAACATCAGCAGGCAATGCACCAGATGATATAGCCTCAATGACTGCTAACGATTTCTCTGTAGGCGTACCGTCGGAGGGAAAACTAAACTCTACCTTTTCTAAAGTAGATTTAAGCCCTGGGTACATTTTAGATAGGAATTCTTTAAGTATTTGAGGGGAGGCTGGGTCATCAGCATCAAACGCCCTAGCTGCTACATACTTAACAAATGCAGCCTGAGCCACATCATTAGACGCATTTTTAGCAACGCCTAACATCGCCTCTTTACGCATTACCTCGAAAAGCACTGTCTTTAATGACTTGCCTCTTTTCTTTACTGGCTGCTTATCTTTACCAAATGAAGTTACGTTTTTTGTCATGCTTCCCCCGTATTTCTCCCGTATTAGTGAAAGACTACCACAAAAAAGCCCACGATAAACGCAGGCTATTAGATACGATCACCTCCTTATGCTAGAACAGTAAACCGCTTATAGTCACCTACCACTCGATTAGTTGATGATATATCAGCGGCACCCTTTACTCGCCATGTACCCGACTTCGATAAGTCATCAGCCTGAATAGTGTACTCTAGATATTCATTTGCTGAATACACTTCATCACCCACAGTTATATTGACTGTTCCCACTGTTACATCGGGATTAGTGGCAATTACTGCGCCTTTTGGTTTGTCTGAGTCATTACTAGCATTTTTGCTCTGCCCCAGCTCTGGCTGAATAATAACCTCTAAACCTGTGTTGATTGATACGTCCTGATTAAGATTTACCCGTATCACTTGTCCATACTCGCTTTTATTGAATGCTGCCATATTACACCGCCAAAACTTGAGTAGCTGAAGCCCAAGGGGGAACCGTTAAGCCTGAGCCTTGCCAGTTGCCACCCCTCGATACTTCTTGAAACAATCCACAATCACCATAAAAAGGCTGATCTATTCTGTCATAGATTCGCCATTCATCCGCTATATCAGCCACATAATTAAAATTAGCGGTTGCTTGCCACATAGCTTTTTGATCTGGGGTCATTGTCGAGCAGCCTGTTAGAAGCAACAGACTGCTAATAATAAGTTTTTTCATGCGCTTTTCCCTAAGCCGTTAATTCATCAAAACGGAACCAGCCTTCTAGCTGTCCATCGTTCCCCTTGTTTGCTTCGATAATAGAATAACCGTCTACTTGATAAAGAGTCTCAGAACCTTTCTTTTCTAAGACTGCTATAACTTCGACAAATTCACAAAGATCATTGCGCATAACC